GTTTTAAAAGTGGGCACAAAGTGGGCAAATGACCACAAATTTGACCAAAATCGTCCGAATCCTTCCCCAAAATTCCCCTCATTTTCCAAAAAGCCCAAATAAAAGTGACCAAAGCCCGTTTTTCAAAACTCAAAAGTGGGCGTAATTTTCACCCACCTTCAAGCTTTGTACAGACGTTTTTAATAGTTTCTCCTCTGGTAAGGTAAATGTTTCCGAGCAATCGGACGGTAAGAATATTGTTTAATGAAAGATTCTCTTCGGAATTTTTTCAAAGACATCCCATATCGAGCCGGAGAGCTTAGACTCTTTTTCTTCTCTTTCTCGGGCACCGATAATCCAAACGCTTTGTTCAGAGTGTCCGCCATCTCTTTTAACTTGGCGGCAAATTCTTCAAATGCTTTCGTAATCGTATCAATTGCTTTCTGAAAATCATTCATGTTTATATATCACCTCCAAATTCGTCCCGTTCGTTTGTCCTTGATAACGATCCGTTCCTCAATATGAAAATCTGACAACTCACAAAGAGCAAAGATAGTGTCCAATAATTTGTGAAACCGTTCGTCTTCCTGTTCCATGTTCTTCAGCGCTTCATAGGCAGTCGGGTCTGAATATCCCTCTGCATTTCTTCGACAATCATTTTTAATACCCATCTCGTCCTCCCCATCGGAAAGAGTCATCCATATAGGTTGTAGACGCACTAATTGCTTTTAATGCTATTACTCCCGCCAGACACACAATTCCGATAATAATTCCAATTACATATTTCATGCTGTTTCGCCCTCTCCTTCTACTAATTTAACACCGCCATACTCCCACAAATCTTCTTTTAACTTATCCATATCCAACTCTCCATTTTGCCAGCGTTCGTAATATTCCAGAACCAATTCAGTAAATCTCGGAATACGCTTGGCGTAGGTCTTTGTCCAATAATGATCCATTAACACTTCCAAAGGGAGAGTCAGGAGTAAAACCATAGCGGTATTTACGGCATCATCCGTGGCTTCCTGCTTAATACGCTCAAGCTCTTTTCCTACTTGTTCTCGTACCGCTATATTGAGCTGCTCTTTTGTGAGATTGTATGTGGCGGTTTTCGCTTTTTGTTCTAATTTCTGAGTACGTCTCCTCTCTGCTCGTCCCATCATCTTCTTCCCCCCTCATAAATCCAATTTTCTTTTGCAAAGAACAGCGGTATCCCCATCATCAGGGAAAATAAAAAGAACGTTGCATCCCCATCACACCATGGGATTGCCAACGCTCCGCCACACATTAAAATGACTGCATATATTTTATTTTTAATTAACTCCTTTTTCCACATTGTCCTTCTCCTTTGTTGATTTGATTATATTTTCTTCAACGGCTTCCATTTTTGTCATAATTCCCGCCTCTCGGAATTTTCCGTATGCTTTCGCTGTTGCACAGTGTTCGATGCATTTCAGCACTCGGTCAATCAGCGAATAAACACATAAGTAAACAGTGATGAACATGATAAGTAGCTGAATAAAAGTAAATATCATTTTGTCGAACCTTCCTTTCCATCAATATACATAAAATATTTCATTCGCTTTTCAAATCCTTTACAAGAGAAAACTTTTCCCCCTTTTTCCCGAACATGTTTAATATGAGTGAAGGTACTGCCTCTGTCTGTTAAACAGAAAATCGTATTTTCTTTATAAAAATTCCAATAGTAAAGTCTATCCGAAGTCGAATAAGATAAAGCGTGGAATTTCTCGAAGTCGACCATTTTCATCAATTCTTGTAATTCGTATAAAGCTTCATTAAATGTCTTACACTGGACATAAATTGTTCCGCTTTCACTTTTTAGAAATTTTTCAAAACCAATTTTATACTCAGCGAATGGAACTTTAGACATCATAATCTCCTCTCTATACTTTCTTCACATGAATGTTTACAGTATCAAGAATGCATTCATCATTTTCAATACACTCTACTTCCATATTGAGACACTCGTCGGAAAGTATTTTTTTATTGAAGTCTTTTCGTATTAAGCAAACTTCTTCATTCGCACCAACAACTAAACGAATATCGTTGTACCATATGAGAGGTAATAAATCTTTGACCTTTATCGACACACTCAATCCTCCTCCAAAATCCTATAACAAGATAATTCAAATCGCGGCATAATCTTTTCCGGATACATTATTCTGCTAAACTGAACACCATTCCCATATTGTTTTTTTTTTTTTTTTGAGGCGTAACACATCTGGATGGTTATGTTTATAGGTAGCATTTAATTCCTCCAACGTGTTGTAAAACACCGATTCATAATATTTAATCATCTTGCTTTTTACCAACAATAATTTCTGAATATGGTAAGCTTTCAATCCACTTGCAGAATTCTACCCATTCATCGAGTTTATGGTTTTTCCGCATCGGATAGATTCCCGCTAACACTTCGTAATTCAGCATGACTGTCCGCTTCTGGTTGTAAGAAGAGGGGAGAAGCTGGATCATCTGCCACCATGCTCTTTTGTCTTTCTTGATTCCCGATTCCTCTCCGGTTAAATATTCATGTCTCCAGAAATTTAACGATTCTATTATCTGGTCGAGAATATAGGTGGATGATATACAGGCATGATCCGGAACGATTTCATCTCCAGTTAAGTGCTCCCAGCTAAAGTCATTCCTTGTAAATTTCTTCTCCGCAATCTTATGCATGGTGGAACAAGAATTTGCAACGGTACCAACTTTGTAAGTATCAAACTCTTTCCACCAATAAAGCGGAGCTGTAATGTCCATATAGACGGTAATCATTCGGCGATACTTTGCGTGAGTCGGACCACCCGCTGCAAGTCGCATCATCAAATCATGGTCTGCTTTACCAAGCTGCCACGAATGATCATATGTATGCTCGCAATCATAAGCAGCACAACTTTTACATCCAATACCATCATCTCCGCCTTTACAGATACCGCTATCCGATTTTTGCCAACTATTCATCGGATTTCGCATTCCCCTGATGACATGTTCCCATCCCATAATTTCTACATTTTCAATTTTGATCATTAAATTCTTTCTCCTTTATTTCTTCTTGAATGACACGAGCAATATCCTGTAAAGAATCCAACTTTTTCCCACAGCACTTTGCTGCCGACTGAGCGAGAAATTCATCAGCTTCTAAGCTCCAAGTTTCATAATAGTTTGGTCTTATCCCTGCCATTTTATATACATCACCACACCGGAATGAAACCCTAATATGATTACATATATCAATGACTGCTCGATGCTTGTCAACATACATATTTTTTCGAATATCTGGAAGATAGTTGATTAAATCATACATTGCCTCAAGCACATCTTTACACTTATCTCGGTGAATTATAATGAGTATGTCATTATTCATTTTCGAATTTCTCCATTTCTGATAGCATCTGATTCTCTTCATCGCAAAAACAAATATCGGTTGGATCAACTCGTCTGACTCCATCTGAAAACTCTACAATACCGAATATCTTGCTGAATACCCCAGCCGGAGCTCCTCCTATTAGAGGACTGGCTTCCAAAGGTTTTGAGTAATGTTCCCATGCATGGAAATATCCAAGTTTATCGTTTACAGTACAAAGCCTTGTTTTCCATTCTATCTGCATATCAACTCCTGCCATTACAATTTTCCTTTCTGTTGCTGTCTAAATTTCCGATATTGTCTGCTATATTTTCTCAATATCAAATCTAGCATTATTGAATTCGTTTGCTCCGTAGACTCCGGCATAGTGGTTAAATATGGGTAGTTCTCTTTATCGTCTATTAACGTTTTAAAAATCAAGTCTAACGCATACTGTGCGTTAATAGGTGGATCACACAATTCAAAGTCTTTATCCCTATACCATTCGTCCACTATCCTTTGAAAACCCTCAAAAGATATATCGTCACCCCAAATCATTACAAATTTCTCCTTTCTCGCTCCAATTTCACATCAATCGCTTTCTGCAAATCTTCCGGCTTAATATCAAAAATGGACTCCAGGAAGTTTAGGCAAATATACGCATCTGCCATCTCTTCCAAGAGTCCTATTCTGTCGCCATAACCACGAACCTGTTTGCTGACTTGCTGCTGAAGCTCTGCAAATTCCTCCATTGCTACCGTACATTTCGTCTTCCAAGAATACTTTTGAAGACTCTTTCGAATGATTCGTCTCCTTTCTTTTTCAGAAAGTTGAATATCACCTTTTAGTCCTTGAATAAATCTACTTCGATTCATTTTCTTTATCGTCCTCCACAACATCACATCTCTGACAATCATTATTTGATGCTCCAAAATATTCGCGGCAATGTTTTCTCATGTTGTATTCTACCTCCGTTATTTCAACAAATTTATTGTTTTCTTCTTTGAAGAATCGGTTAATTTCTACCTTGTATCCTTCCGGTACAATCGCATACAGAATTCCGACTGTATCATAATCTCCATTTTTAGAATCGACGAGGAAATCTTCACAATACACTTTGAAAGGCTTACTTTCAGGGAAATATGGCATGGTAATCGGGAATTTTTCCTCCATCACACGATCAATTAAACCGCTATGATACGAAGCATTTGGGTTATCCAAATTGATACCGCAGAACCGGTCTACATCTCGATATTTTACCGTCCCATCAGCATACACATACTTAAATAATGAGCTCATGCGCTTACACTGATAATTGACAACTTCTCCTCGATGACCACTTCGATCTCTAGCATCGCTCCAGACATCTTCCGTATCTACAATAGGGGTGAGCGGTTTTCCTTCAATCATGCGAACCAAAATATACTTTGTCATACCGATACTAAATCCAGAATGACCGTCTTCCAGAAGGCTTCGATATGCTTTTAAGGCACTTTCGAAGCAAGCACAACCATAATCCTGTTCTTCCTCTTTTGTTCCGGATGCTTTTCTCTCATGTTCACAGGCGATTCGAACTTCATTCTCTACCCATAATTCCATATTCGATTTTTCTCGGCAGAAACTGATAAGACGATTACGATCATCAATATATTCGTTGGCGAATATCTTTCTCGTATCAGAGCCAAAGCTATCGATGATTTCAGGAAGGTTCTCATTGACTGCATTGAAAATCAAACCATAATTGTAGCACCAATTGATTGCTTTCCGAAGCATATCACCAACACGACAGGTCCAAAGAATTAGTTTGTCCCCTTCTGCCTGTCTTTTTCTAAGATAGTAAATCATATCTTCATTTGCCTCACCAATCTCTGGCCACTTGTTTTCACATAAAGTTCCATCAAAATCTACTGCGATAATTTTAGAATTCATATCATTTTCTCCTTCTTACTCTTCTGAATTTATCTACGCTCTTTATCACACCGGTATTCTTATTGATAATGCGATAATAAAAATCTGTTTCCTCCACCAGCATCCAATCTTTACAATTAAGATAATGAGCAGACAGACATTCTTTCTGTTCACGGGTTAATTTCTTCGGTTGTTTCATCTTCCTCTCCTTCAAAAAGACATAAAAATAGCCCGAATTCACTAATTAAAAAGAATCCGAGCCAAAATATGTCTAATTCTGTAGTTCATTTTTTTTCTTTGATCTCATCCAACTTTGTTTTCATTTTTTCCAGAATATCTTCAATGGTCTTTCTAGTCTTTGGATGCAGCTTCATATACTTACAATGCTCATCGTACCAGCCGAATATCTCATCCAGCTTTCCTTTTTGCCAACTAAATGCCCACCAATCACAAATCATCTCGATGATATAATTGTATGGCATCTCCAAAATAATTTCTCCCTCTTTCGGATCATCATTTATCAAAATCCAATATTGCCAGTGATGAGGGTTTCTATGCAGATGTAACAACCAAGCTTTTTGATAATTTTGCATAACCGCATAAGAACGATTTCCTCCATAAAAATACGCATCGTAAGCCTCATATTCATCCTGTTCATCTTTGGATTTATCATGTGCAAATTCAATTTGCCATCCATAATCGAATCCATCGACTAGAAGTTCTGGAAGATTTTCAGCAATCCAGTCAAATCCTCTTTTTACATTAGAACGATGCTGAGTTAAATATTGATCGTACTGAAAGCTCACTTGTCCGCTCCTTTCTTCTGAATGGTAAGTTTTCGATAAAGCTCGTATGCTTCCTTTCCTTGATAGGCATTGATGACATCCACTCGCCCGTTTTTCTGACTACCAACAATTAAAACACCAACATCTTTTCCACGAGAAAAATCCCAACTTACAATAACACTATCTGTCGATTTCATTTTTTCTTTTCCTCCCACATAATAGGTTTACGGGAATTCAGATTACAACCGTGTTCTAAGCATCTATTACAAGGATCGAATTTTTCCTCCAATTCCTTGTGCTGACACGTCTTGCAATATTTTTCAAAATTAACTTCTAAATACTCTTCGTTCATAGTTTTAATAAATCCTTTCTTCACAATCTACATTGAACACATGCCTTCCATCGTAGAAAATATCAATATCTGAGGAATAGTAACCATTCTGATCCGAATAGCAAGGGATAAAGAACATCGGTGTTCCTTTGCTTCCAAATCTAAAGCCATTTTCTGGAACCACTTCGAATATCAAGTCATTTTCAAACTCGTATTCTAATGCCAAATCTTCGAGCTGCTCAAAATCTGCATAATTTGTTTCACAACAATCCTGTTCGTGGTCAAATGTGATTCTTGAACCATTATCAAAAAGGATATAATTCGTATTTACTTCCTTGATTTTCATAACATCGCTCCTTCTAAAAATAGTATCTAAGCCATACTGCATAAAGTTTTTGTTGAGAACTACAACCTTCTAGCAATTTCCAAAATTCTGTCAATGATAAAGCTTTTATCTTTATAGACAACATCCATAAAAATACTCGAATACCTACTATTAACTCTTTTAAATACTCTTCGTTCATAATAAACCGCCCATTTGATATAAAAAAAGAAAGAGCCTGCGATTTTTCAACCACAGGTCCTTTCTGACATAATTGCTTCTTGGTTACGCTTCGATATCCCTCTGAGTGTCCTCAATCAACCCATCGAGTTTGGATTTGACTTTTTCGTATTCCCCTTCCTCCAGCAACTCTCTGAGTTCGATAAGAACCCTCAAAAGTTTTCTACTAAACGCAACAAATTCTTTCATATTGTCTTCCATTTACCTGCCTCCTTTAGCAAGCCCTTTCTTTTAAGATAAGGTAAATATACCTTTCATTATAGGGCATGTTATTTTTGCGAATTTTCTTAAATTAGATTTGCTCCTTCGGTACACGAATATAAGCAGAAGCAACAAAGCCTACTCCAGTACCAATCATCACAAGACCAATAATCAATCTGTTCTGAGCAGATGATAAAATTTCTTTACAAGTGTTGATTTTTTCGCTCATAAACTTCTTGACACCCCTCCCAGCCTTCTGTAAAATATCAAACATTCTTGATACCTCCTATTTTTAATATTAACACAAGCTTGGCGGTATTGCTATAAGATTGTTACCACTTCACAAATCTTGTTTCGTTAAAATCCTTCTTCTCCTTTAATGCTTTACTGATTGCTAAATCGATTCCGCTCCGAGATTTCAAGTGATAGTAATACAAATCTTTGAATGGCGTATTCAATCTGTCTATTCGCCCCGCAG